ATATAACGAAAATCAATGCCGTTTAGCTTGCCATGACGTTCATGCCAGCGTGATTCCATAAATTTAGCGTCTGGGCATTTGCACATACATAAATAAACGCCGTCATCCTGCAATTCTTGCGCCGTTTTTTTGATTGAAGTGCCATAAAACGAATAATGCACGTCTGTTTTTTTGCCAGCAGTGCCTATCAATTTGTAGTTATTCACTCTTACAACGACATCGTGCGAATCGATAAATCCAGATTCATTGGATAAAGTGGTTGGCCCAGACCCTACAATTGCGACAGATTTTCCTTCAAACACCTCAAAAAGCCTACTTTTGTCGCAAAAATTCATTTATAACCTCAGTAATTTTAGAATTTTCCCAATTATCCACGACAAATAGCGAATTTTTATGCTGAAGTATTTTTTCTGGCTTGATTGTGTTGATGTATTGGTCTACAGACCGCAATCCTTTATAAGCCCACACATACAGTCCTTTTTTATCAAAAGATTCAGCCAAAGGGATTAAATATGAGCAATAACCGACAAATCCATCGGCAACGGATGCTATATCAAACAAATCGGTTACGGATGTTTTATCAGCAAGGTCTATATCAATGCCATTTAGTGTATATATCGGCTTGCCTTTGCCAATTTGAACTATCGTGCAGTGCGGTTTTAATTGGTCAATTACAGATTGCATGACTTTTTGCTCTGGCAATAAATCCAAAGCATACTTGTCTGCCCTGCCCATTGGTTGCCGTGGTAGCTGGACTACGATTAGCGGCTTTTCTGACTTTAACGAATCAATTAACTTGCGATTCTGTGGAATCCAGTCAATTTTTAATTCGACACTTTCTACAATGCCAGCTTGCAAGCAACAATCCTTGAATTGCGTGGTGTCCTTGAAACTTTTTCGGGCAGAATAATGAGCAATGATGTCAATATGCTGTCGAGTAAATGGGATAAATGAAACCTTGCTTTTAACTGGCAAAAATACATCAGGCCAATCTGTTGCAACAGTCAGTTGTTGATTTTTTTGGACGTAATATCGGACAACCGATTGCAAGTATATCGCATCGCCTAGCCCACGTCCAGCCCGAATTACCTTTTGCCTCATCTCCACAAAGCCTCAAAAATACTGGCTTTAGGAAAACATTCAAGCGCAGTTACCTTGCTCACATTAACAACCTTGCAATCCGACACAAAATCAGCCAATTTAGCGAATTTATCGGGCCATTTATCAATTCTGGTGGCGTTTCCTAATCCTTTTACATGGTCGCCATGCCAGTGAGATTTTCCATCTGTTTTCTGTAAATCATAGCCAAGCATTACTATTTTTTTTGCCCCGCCATGATAAGCAAGACTGACTGCATTTGCTCCAGAATTGCCAAAATTCTTGAAAAATTGCCTGTTAAGCTGCGTTACGTTTGGATATTTGATGGGATTGCAGCTAAACATCTGCCCATCAAAGTTTCTATTAACATCATGGTAGTAAATATCCCACCATTGCTTATCCATTGCATATAGCGCATCAGCCCAAGGAGCAAGCTGATAAGTATTGTTTACAACGATGACGGCTGTATTTTCTTTGGCCTGCCGCCACGTTTTGACGGTTTCAATGTCGTCTCTGGTAAGGCTTGGGCCACTGGCAATGCAGACGACTGTGTATCCACGCCAGCGGGAGTAAAAGGCTCTTGTCGAATTACCTTTGTTTCGTATTTTTCAACGATGCCTTGGCGCAAAAATTGAATTGCTTGATTCTCTGGTATTTCAGCAACAGTGCCTGGCCTAACCTTGCCAAGTTTGTCGTGATACATCAGTTTCAAAAAGTTGACTTTCATAATATCCTCGTTTAGAAAAGGGAGGCCGAAGCCTCCCAATTCACACTATGCCAAATTAGGCAGAGAAAGCACCGTACAGGATGCCAGACGGACGCTCAACACCGAGACCCAAGCGTTCTTCAACGCGGATGGTAACAAGGTTCTTAGTGAAGTCGTCATTGACATATCCCATTTCAACGGTTGCGCCTTGGCGGGCATAGACAACGGCAGAGCGTGCCAATGCGCCAATCAAGAAGCTGCCGGATGGCATATAGTTAGACAACACTACACGAACACCGAATGGGTTGTTACCAGCTTCAGTGCCAGGAATGCCGTACAGATACATACCAGAGCCAGCACCTTCACGAGTACGCTCCATTGCGCCCCAGTCAGCAGGGTTAAGAATTGCGGTGTCAGGCATATTACCAGTTGCCCACAGTTGATACTTGGCACGGTTGATAGCGTCAACAACCAAATCATCGGAAACTGCGCTGTATGCGGTATAGTTGCCGCTGTCAGTCAGGCCGGAGAGGTTTGGAGTTGTGCCATTGCCCAGCAACAGTTGGCGGTCAACTTCTTGAGCCAGACCATCGCGTGCGCGTGCATCAATGTAAGCAACGATGGCAGGAGCATCTGCCAGCAGTTGGTTAGATACCTTAATCCAGTGAGCAATAGTTTCAACGGTGACGTTGTATTGTTCAAAGGTAATATCGGATTCAGGCTTGGCAGCACCTTGCAGAACACCAGCAGCACTGTTATTCCAAGTATCTTCACGCAGGCTGTTAACCAGCAGAGTGGAGACGGGAACGGTACGCAGAGCAGCGCGGATGGTGGTTGGTGCAAAGTCACCAGGAATAACGCCTGGGTTTTGTTGCGGGAATACGGTGTTAGTTGTAGCGGTAACGGTATTCTTTACATCCAAGCGAGCGCGGTGGACATTGCCAGCCAGCAGTTGCTTGAATTGCTCAGACTTTACAAACTCTTGACCAGCGGAAAGATTTTCTTGCGCTTGGCTGGTGTAAGGGTTTTCCATCTTTTGCACGATGTCTTTGACGGTGCTTTCAAACTTTTCGGACAGTGCCTTTACTTCGGAACGGATTTCTTCGTCAACCTTGCCTTTTTCAGCGAGTTGACCGTCATACTTCTCCATTGCCTTTTCGATAGTCTGGCCGTAAGTCTCCAGTGCCTTTTTGATTTCGATTTCTTCCATGATTAAATTCTCCTAGCAAGTTGATTAGCCGCATCCAAGAATATGGATGGGTTGATGGTGGTTTTTTCTTCTTCAGCTTGCTCGCCAAGCGCAATAGCCTTCGTCCGTGATACCACCGCAACGGCTTCAGACCTTGAGAGGTTATGAGCATCACGCAAATAAGCCTCAATTTCCTTATAACTTTTTGCTTCGTCTAAATTCTTGATGTCTGCAACATGAGCAGCATTGTCAGCAGGGCTTTCAACTACCGAGATTTCAACCAGTTCAATCTCTTTAAGGTCGTATCCACCATTGTCATTTTCTTCATATTTGACAGGGCGATAGCCAATAGAAAGCCCNCTAATTGCGCCATGCTTCAGCAAAGCGTAAACATCTTGCGCCTTAGAATGCCCTGGCGTNAGTTCGCCCTCGACATANAAGCCTTTTTCATCTTCTTCAATGCGTGTCCATTTACCAATNACATCGCCNTAATGATTCCAGCGCAGTTGNACNGGGCGGGAACGATTCGCAATAGTCTTTTTATAAGCACCCNCAATAATCGTGTCGCCATAAGCATCAACGCCCCCAAAAACGGAGGCGTATCCACTAAATGACCCTGCTTTTTCTTCATCGAACTTAAATTCGATGTTTTGAATATCAAGTAGCTTGTGTTTCATTGTTTACTCCTTGCCCTAATTGGTTAATGGGCATCATGTTTACTTGTGACAACAGTGAATCGCCGCCCTCTACAGCCTCCCAGCCTTCCATTCTTCGCACTTCGTTAGGCGTTAGAATAGTGCCAGCAACCGCTGTCCTGTACGCTTCAAGACGTGTTTTCATGTCCGACCTTAGTAGGCCTTCAAAATCAAATTCAAACTCGTAGTTTTTAGCATCTTCTTCGGAAAAGATATTGACTTGTACGGACGCTTCAAAGCGTTCAAGGTATGGGCGCAGGTTCAATTTGTAAAAGCCGCTTACCAGCTGTTCAATACCAGACCCCCAAGCACTTGATGCGGCGGTGTCGTTAATCAGAACGGAAGGAACGCCAAACCAGCGGGCAATCTCTTCCATCTGGAATCTTCGAGACGCTAACAACTCAATGTCTTGCGGAGAAAGCGATACTTGACTAAACTCCATGCCGTTTTCAAGAACTAGCAAACGGTCATCAGTTCCGGTTGTAAGCGTAGAGAAGTTTTTCCTGACTACATCACGCTGCTCCGGTGTCAACAGCCTGTCCATAGACAACACGCCGGATGGTTTGCCGCCATTTTTATAGATACTTGATACTGCCTGTTCGGCTGCTTGAGCAACGCCAACAATGTTGCGTGCATAACCTAGCGGAGATTTGCCCTGTACGCCATTGCCGTATAGCTTGACGTGCCAAATAGATTCGGATGAATAGACCTTTATGTCTGCGCCGTCTGTGTAAACGTAAATCACCGAGCCATCAGGCAGCAATCTGACTTCGACCTGACCAGACATAAGAGGCATGAGGCTCATGATATTGCCGCCAGCCATACCCTTTAATGCGTAGCAATTACCATGTAGAACTAGGTTGAGCATCATGGATTCAAAAAACTCAACCCTGGTCTGATAGCGGTTTACTTTTCCAGCCATCAAACGAGCAAACCAATGGTCATTTGCCAGTTCTCTGCCAGTTGGTGTTTTTCGATATACGTTTACAGGCAATGATGCAACGGTTTCAGAAAGCAATCGAGTGCAAGCCCATACAGCGGAGACTTGCATTGCGGTATCTTCTGTAACTGTAACGGCAGCAGGCGTGCTGTAAGACAATGGGCCTGCAATTTGAGTGCCGGCATTGCGGAAGGTTGACCCTCCGAGCCAGCTCCAAAATGTTGTCCAAAATGCTGCCATTTAATATCCTATCGGTTTCAAAATGTAGTCGTTAAACGCATCCGTGTCATCGTTCATCAAATCGTTAGCGGCGCAGCCAAAAGCCATTGCCATAGCAACCAGACCATCAATGCGACCTGTTGCCTTAAATTTATCCAGCTTTCTATTCCCAGCCGCATCTTTAGTCACTACCGCATTAGCGGCGCACATCGTAAGCACCGGATGATTTTCGTGTGCGATACGACCATTCAGCAATTCTGCTTCCAAACTATCAAGTGCAGGAGACATATCCTTAAAGCCCTGACCGTATTCAACCAACGGCGGCTCTAAGCCAATCTCGGTAAACTCTTTTCGCAATACATCCATGCGCCAGCGGTCATAAGCAATAGCTTGCACGTTTAATTCTGAGATAATCGCTGCAATATCCTGAGCAACAAACTCATAATCTACGGTTGCGCCTGGCGTTGTATGCAAATAACCTTGACTAGCCCATACATCATAAGGCTGGCGGTCTCGCTTTGCTCTTTCAATCAAGCCGGATTCCGGTGTCCAGAAGTGCGGAACGGTGTGCCATACGTTGTTTATTTTGGCAATCAAGACTAAAGCGGTAAGGTCGGTGCGTGCTGATAAGTCCAGTCCTGCATAGACGGTGGCGTTGCCAAAGGATATAACCTTACCTCCGCAAGACTTCCACACATCCCTCGAGATAAACGGAGACATAGTGGAAACCCGCTGATTGAGGCATAGGTTTCTAAAAGTGTTTTCGCTTGAAGGCATTCGTGCCGCTTGTTTTGCTTGGTCTCTTAAATCATCTAGCGAGCGAAATAGTCCAAGTGCCGGATTAGCTTTCCCCCATTGCTTCTCATCTAAGACATCGCAGTCTTTTCCAGCTTCGTAAACGTGTGAAACGATAGACTTGTCTTTAGAGTTCTTCGCATCGTCAAGCCAAATACTAAACAGGTCGCCATCAGATGCTGCTTGTGTAGATATAGCAATCAACAGCGGGTTGTCGTATGCGCCTTGTGAAGTAGTGATTGCATCAATAAAGTCGTCTTGCGGCCCTTTAACTTGACCAACTTCGTCAAGGATAGCAAGGACAGGCGATAAGCCGTGTGCCGTAGTGCCATCAGCCGCCAATGCTCGATACTCTACATTGCGATTTAGCCCGACAAGTATTTTTGAAGATGGAATAATTTTTACCACCTTCATCAACTCGGCAGATTGGCTGACCATTTTTGATGCCAGCTTAAATACCAAAGCAGCTTGGTCTCGGCTTCTTGCGCCTGATACGATTTGACTGTTGTGCTTTGCCTCTGGGCCAACTAAGTGAGCTAGCAACAATCCGGCAATCAATCCAGACTTGCCGTTCTTTCTTGCGATAGACAAATAAGCACGCTTAGTGCCATGCTTATTGTCATAGATGTCTTTAATGAATTGCTTTTGAAAGTCTGCCAGCTTTAGCGGCTGTCCTACTTTTGAACCTTCAGGAACTTTGCAATAATGTTCAATGAAAGCTATAACCTTTTCGCCGCGTGTCATGGTGGGGCTATAAGTGAATCCTGCAAATCGTTGATGACTTCTTTTGCTTTGCCTAGTGCTTGACGCTCTGCTTGAATAGTTCGCATATCTCTACCAGCAGTAGAATGCAAGGCAAGCGTTTTAATTAAAGCAAGCTGAGACTGCTTGTGTTCATTGATTGCACGAAAGCGAGGATTAGTAACTGCCGCTCCTCTGTCGTTCTTGACTATTGTGCCTTCTTCTTCAAGCGTTGCGGTTTCTTTTGCAATCTCGGCTTGAGTCCATGCAAGTTGAGCAGCCACCGCTAAGTCAACATCGCTCCATTCATTCTTCGCGCGCGCGGAAAGTATCGCATTAAAGTATGGAAGGTCTTGTTGACGTAAACTGATGTAAGCAGGAATATCTGGCAAGCCACTTGCTGCTGCTTGCATCAAATCTGCTGCGCCGGATGCAGTATCTAGGCTTCTGGTTTTGCGTGCCATGTCGGATTAGCA